CAGAAGATAGTGCTGTGCGTTATTGGCTCAATCAAGTCAACCCAGCAGAAGCACCATTCATTACTCAATCCATTCAGCATTGGGTAAATGACTTTGGAGGTCAGGACGAAATTATCATTTTAGCGATTGATGACATGTTGAAGCATGGCGCTAGAAGCTATAAATATCTTGACGCTGTGCTAAGAAGCTGGGAAAACAAGCAATTAGATACCGTTGAGAAAGTGAAGCGCCAGCTTGAAAGTCATTATGCTAAGCCAAGCAATAAGACTAAGAGCCGCAACTCGTTCAAGCAAGTAACAAACTACGGCGAGACATTGTACACGTATTACGAGCAGGAACTCCGCTTTTCGCCAAATATGACGTTCGATGAGTATGTCGCTAAGAAGCGCCTAAATGAGCGTGACCGACAAGCATTAGAACAATACGTTCACAGTCTGGGGGAGTGATAGAATGACTGATTTAGAATTGGCAGACGCAATCACTTCGTTGTTACCCGATGACTATCGAGAAAAGTTGAGGGGAACACAAGAACGCTTTGAAAAGACCATGGAGCAAACGAAACTAGACACCAAAGAATCGAACGAATGTTTTTGTCGATACATGGAGATTTATTGGCTAGCGGTTTATAACGGGCGATACGAATACAGTGCGTTGCAAAAGCTAGAGTATTCCGAATGGCGCAAACGTGCAAAAGAGATGCTACAAAGATTGCAACGTAAGGCGGTGACCGCATGAGGCGTAAGAAAACACCAGAACAACGACAGGCTAGACGTGAACTTTTTATGCTAACTGACGAGGAACTAAATCCAGAGTGGTTCAATGATCCAGAAAAAGTAAAACGTCGGGATGAATTGCTGGGAATTATCGAATATCGTGAACCGGTTGTAATGAGCGACGATGAAAAGTATCAACGCTATTTAGACAAACGCCCAGGTTTAGAGGCTGCTGTCGTAAAGATGTTGCTTGAAAAGAAGTTAAGCAAAGAAATTCGAGACGAATTAAAAATGGATTTTAAAGTGATCGCATTTTGTCGGAGAAAATACAATTTGAATCCGAAAATACGTACGAAAAGAGTTAGGAGAACATGATGGACGAACTAATACAAATGATCGAAGAGTGGTCGAAAGAACGCGGAATCAATAAAGCAAATCCTCAAAAACAGATGCTTAAACTGTACGAGGAGATCGGCGAAACGTCAGCCGCTGTTGTCAGAGACGATAAAGATGCCCTTAGAGACGCGATAGGCGATTCGGTTATAACATTACTCAATTTAAGTTTGCAAACAGATATGAGCTTGTATGAGTGCATGATGCACGCTTACGGAGAAATCAATGGACGAGACGGCAAAATGATCAACGGTATGTTTGTAAAATCGGAAGATTTGAGGATTGGATAGCCTATGCCAAGAAAAATAATCAGCGAGATTGCAGCTGAGTACGGTTATCAGCGGCTTAGAAAATACAGACAATGGGATGACGTGCATTATTCTGCTGAAGTCAATGGCGTAGTGATCGTCATTAATATTGCAACAAGAGAATTATATGAGCGGAATCCGTTTACTAAAAAGCTAGTTAAAAAGGTCCGGTAAGTGGGGCAATTAAGTAGAAAAAAGGTGATCACATGACCAATAAATTGCCTACTGTTCGAGTCATTAAAAACACTCATGAAAAACTCAGAAGGCTGGAAAAACAACTCTCGGAGATAATGAGTGAAAAGGGCTTTGATGGTGGATTCACTTATAGAGCAGATGAATACAATCTTTGCTACGAATGGGAATATGAGCAAATTAGCATGGTTTCAATCGTTGAAAATCAAAAAGAATTGGATTATCTGCTTGAATCTAGTTTTGATGAAGCTGTCAAATTTTTGGAAGATCGAAGTGTTTAAGTCAAGTCACGGAGGAAACAGCCATAAATGGAGCGATCAAATAGGTTTTGAAGGGAGTGATTATTTTGTTTCTCAAGGGTGCAAATATTGACCGAGAAGAATTATTTCGAATCCTAGTTGAAGACTATGAAAATGTAAAAAGCACATATACAAACACGATGCTAGGGGAGCCAAGAGAGATCACTTATGCAAAGGGAAAACTCGATGGCGCATGTATGGCTTTAGGAATTGAATATGAAATCATTGAGGAAAAAATAGTATTCAAAACCTTCATGAGCGATAAGAAAGTTTTTGAATTACCGTTTAAACCAGAAAAACCGTGGTAATTTTTGTCAGGTAACGGAGGATATCAACAAGGAAGGAGTTCAATAATGATTGAACGCAGAACCAAAGGTTTAAAAGTCGGAGACACTATGTATTCATATGATGGCATGTGGTTTCCGTTTGAATCAATAAAAGCGTATTTAGAATACGATCCAAGTGCCACGTCAGTTTTGAAAGGCAAGATAAAGTGTTTCGAAGTGGAAGGAATCTCGGATGAAGATACAGCCTATTTTGATAGGATCGAAGATTATCAAGGTAGAAGACCGCATTTCATTGTTGATTCTGTCGAATTGGTGAAAGTTAAAAATGAACTAAAGGTCAAGTAACGGAGGATATTACGGACTTAGAAAGGAAAGTAAAAAATGAGTTTAAGAAGTGATTTAGACAATTTTTTTGAATCTGTAGAGCGTGGTTCAAAACTTTTTCCTTCAACTAGAAAAAGAAAAGAAATTGACGTATGGATTGATCCCGATAGTGACATTATTTTCCAAATTGATGAAGAAATAGCTATCTTGTCGATAACAGAAGCTAGAGAATTAGGAAATATATTATTAGATAAATCTATTGAAGCACTAGAAAATTAATCCGTAAACGACCACTATCACGGAGAAAGAAGGTTTTAGAATGATTGATCCAAAATATAAAGCAATCGTCGAAATCGAAGGCGATAAAACAGATTTTGAATACAGAGGTTTTCAATGCCACATTCGGAGAGTGAATCCTGAATACTCAGGTCATCTGTGTGGTTATGTTGAAATACCTGCAAATCATCCGGTACATGGAATGGATTATGACCAAGTAGAAGAATTCTATAATTACGAGCTACCAGCTCATGGTGGTCTGACCTTCGCAAGTGAAGTTGAGAATGCATACTGGATTGGATTTGATTGTGCTCACTCAGGAGACCTTTGTCCTGCTTATCCAGAGGGCGGTCAAATTTTTCGATGGTCAGGGGATTCTTATAAAACAATGGGGTATGTTGAACAAAATATTAAAGAGATCGTTGATTTCATGGAGGATAGCAAATGATCCAATATCAGATAAAATACATTGCTCATAACGATCGTATAAAGACATGTTATCTGCACGCAAATAGTCGCGAAGAGGTAGAAGAGTCAGTCCGAGTATTGCAAGGGTGTAAGCAATTGATATCTATTCGTGTCTGGCCAAAAGAACAGGAGGACGGCGAATGATTAGAGTTTGCGAAGCTTTGCTAGGTCAACCTGAAAAAGTTTCCTTTGTTTCAGAAGAAGAAGCCCTACAATTGCGTTTGAAATATCAGTTCAAGATGCTTTTAGAAGGCATATATATGAATGATGTTGATGGACGAGATCAGAAGTTTCAGTTAGTAAAAAACGGCACTTTGCTGGGCTACTTTTCAATGGAGAAATGGTAATAGCTCAGCTAACCACGCCTATAAAGTAAATTCCCTCAATCAAAATACCTGATTGAGGGAGAGAAAACTTTATTAATTTTTCTTACGAATGAGTATTTTGTCAAGTGTGTAGGTCTGTTCTTTTCCTTTGACGAAAAATTCTTCAGGGAATACATCTCCTAACAATCGAAAAAGTTCATAGTCATTGTCAGTGAAATGAGAGAAGAATTCAGGAGCATTATTCTTTTTAAGTGTATCTCCACCAATTTTGTCTAATGTCTCATAGACAAACATTCTGAGTTCAAAAATAGTCATATTAGCACCTCCTTAAAAAATCTTTTTTATTTATAAATACACTATAACAGCAAAGAATACCTCTAAACGCTCTAAATTATTTTTGAGAAATTAGTTTGATAAAGGGGGAAAGTCAGTGAGAGCATTGTCTCTTTTTTCGGGAATCGGCGGATTAGATTTAGCAGCGGAATGGGCCGGGATCGAAACTGTTGCCTTCTGCGAGAACGCCGATTTTCCCAAAAGAGTATTAAAGAAACAATGGCCAACAGTGCCACAGTTTGAAGATGTAAAACAGTTAAATATTAAGACGCTAGAAAGTAGTGGGATAGATGCAAGAACAATTGGAATTATTCACGGAGGATTTCCTTGCCAGCCTTTCTCACTCGCAGGAAAAGGTAAAGCCGAGAACGACGATCGCTATTTATGGCACGAATTCGCAAGACTCGTTAAGGAAATTCGACCTCGTTGGGTTGTCGGCGAGAATGTACCAGGAATTCTTAACCGCGGACTCGAAACAACCGTTAGTGACTTGGAAAAAGAAGGCTACGAAGTTTGGGTTTTCAGTGTTGCAGCTAGTGATATCGGGGCAATCCACAAAAGACAAAGGTACTTTATCGTTGCTTGCAACACCCACAGCCAGTCAATCATACAAGAGGATTCGCCCACTTGCACCTTCCGAAGCGAACGGCAAGCATGGCAAAGTTCTTCCTGGAAGTATTGGCGAGAATTTCGAGAGCTACATCGGAAAGTACCCGAACCCGGCATTTGTCGAGTGGATGATGGGGTATCCAGAGAATTGGACAAAAATAGATTGATTGCTTTAGGAAATGCGGTCCAACCGCAACAAGTTTATCCGATCTTTAAAACAATCATGGAAATTGAAAGGATGATGAGAGCTGAATAAGCTAGAGGAAATCCTCAATAATCCTGACAAATACGATCTGTCGCCAGAAACAATAGACGGACTCAGATCACTACTGAGAGCTTTTGATACTAATCCATTCTTTCCCATCGGTAGATATGACTATGCTGAGGAGCATTTGAACCGAATGAAACGGTTAGGACAGATCGAAAGTGATTTGATGCGAAGTATTCTAAATGATTTTTAAAAGGAGGAACTGACTTGTCAAAAATATTAGATGCCTGTTGCGGCAGCCGGATGTTCTGGTTTGATAAGGAAAATCCAGACGTAACATTCATGGATTGCCGGCAGTATTACGAAGAACTACCAACAGGCCACGTGGTCAATGTTGATCCAGATATTGTTGCTGACTTTCGAGATATGCCGTTTGAAGATGACGTTTTTGACATGGTTGTTTTTGATCCGCCGCATCTTATTAACGTTGGTGAAAGCTCTTGGTTGGCAAAGAAATACGGTCGACTAGATGAACTATGGCCAGAAGACATAAGACAAGGCTTTGCAGAATGTATGCGAGTTCTGCGGCCGGCTGGAACACTAATTTTTAAATGGAACGAGGATCAGGTTCCACTTTCTGAGGTGTTAGAGGCTATTGGTCAGCAGCCATTATTTGGAAATAAACGAAGCAAAACACATTGGCTGGTGTTTATGAAATAGTTCCGATAACCACGCCTACAGAAGAAAGGATGAAGGAAATGAATAATATTGATGAAAAGAAAAGTGCATATCTGAAAAAATTTGATCGAGAAAATGATTTATCTGAATTGGGCTGGGGTGAGTCAAAAAGATACGGTGAAGAAATAGTTGAATTGTTGCAAGAAAAAGAAGGCCTAACATATGAGGAAGCATATGCAAGCCTTCAGTACGCATATAACTTATTGAAATACAAATCTAATTTTGTGGAACTTCGAAAATAGAAACAAACTTGACTGATTTAAAAGAATTTAAATCTACAACTGAAATCTTTGGTAAATTGGGCATATTTACAAAGGTTACATCATACAAATTGTGTGGTAATTTATTTTCTTCTTGAAGGTCAGTTACTAAAGAGACCATGTAGGAATTCAATAATTCTAGATTGTTTTCACTGTTAATAAACATAAAAAACTCTTTAACTAATTCAGTTCCAAATGGCTGACGGATTTTTTTGAACAAATCGATTTGTTTAGTCTCATCTGATTGAAGAGAGGTACCCATGTATTCAGGTTCTATTACCCGAGTAAACGGGCTGAATGTTGGGATACAAACATAATCATTGTCAAGGCGAACGAAATCGCCATACATGAAAGCATCATCACATTTTATAAGAATTTTTAGTGTTGAATTCTTATAAGGTTCTTTTGTAGAGACTGTTCTTTTGAGAATGAAGTCCATGGTTTGTAAATCAGAAATTTTCATTTTTTCACCTCCTTATCAGTATTTCAGTGGACCACTCACTGATAAGGAGATTATATCAAATAAAAATAGGTCGAAACGCTTTAAATTATTTCGACTAACTCAGCCTATCAAGTAAGAAAAGAGGTATGAAATGAAACAAGAATTATTAAAATAGATTTACGAAAATAAGGTTGGTAGACCAAGCGTTTTTGGTCTTGGGACCGTTGAAACAGTCTACATGGTTGATCTTATCGAAATGATTAATGAACTTGAAGAACCACAGGTAACCAACGAGCAAGCGTGGAATAAGATCGCTGAGACATATCCTGAAACTGCTCAGAACTTGAGGATAACTTTAGATCATGCGGTGTACGGTCATGAGGCTGAACCGCAGAAAGTCAAAGTGCCAGCGGTTGTGGCTAAGTGGATTTCAAAATGTCGGGAATTAAAGTGGATCTTACCTGACTTACTTGCACCAGAAGCTTTTGAATCAAGCTTTGCTCGTGATACTGAAGAATGGTTGCGACAAGACAAACAAAATTACGATATTCTAGCTCGTGCTTGGCTAAGCGGCTACGAGGTCGAGGAAGAGCCGAAGTATCAAGTCAAGTTGAAATTTGGTAGACAGTATCTATCTAAAAATGCTGATGGAAATATGCTTGATTTTTACTCATGCATGGTATTTCCTCCAAGCTTCTCAAAAAAAGAACTTGAATCAATTGAGGATGGAGCATTTTACAAAGCCGATGGCGACAAAGAATGGATAAATCCAATTATTGAACTTGTACCAGTCGAGAAAGTGTAGGTGGCGGAATGAATACTAGAGACAAAATACACTCAGCAATAAATGAACATATTGATATTGAGGATACTTATGCATATTTCTTAACTAGGGAAAAAAGTTCATTTTCAGTTGGAACAGTAACATTAGATGACTTCGAGGAATGGACTGATAGTGATGTTGCTGATTTAACTGATTCGATAATGGAAAAGATAAACCCCGAACTCAACGAAAACCAGCAGGTCGTGTTGGAGTGGTTGAAGAAAAAATACAAAACTACTGATATAGAACCAATTGAACTAATTTGGCGACTTAGGGTTAATTCGAATTCAGATAAATGGAGACTTCAACCTCCATATAAAAATTATCGGTATTTGACTGAGATAGCGCAATTCCAACTCCTAGTAGCCTTCGCGGAATGGGGAATGAAGCAATGCTAAATAAAAAATATAAAACTAGATATACCAGCATCGTGCCAAAAGGTTCAATCGGTAAATGTGTGGATGTGATTGATTCAAAAGTTTTAGCAGTGAGATTAGAGTTTCAGAACGGAGAATCTCTATGGTTTATGAAGAGGGATTTAACGGAGGTGGCGGAATGAATGTAGACTGCTACGGAATCATGACATGCGCAGGAGTAGGCAAGCCATGGAAACTATTTCCTGAAACTTTTACTACGGGAAAAGAAGCAAGTGCGTTTTACGTAGATCATTTATCTAGTGAAGGAAACTTGTTCAGGATAATTGAAATTAACATAGTCAGCCAAAATATGCTGTATCACTAAAGATCCGGTAACCGAAGCGATTGCATAGATAAAGGAGGAAATTTTTATGAGTCATGATAAAGAATGGGTATGCGCCCCGTCTGCAGACTGTGATATTTGGAAGTCTACTGAATATTTTGAAACAAAAGAAGCGGCTATTGAAGCAGGAAAAAAAGTCATATCTCAGTGGAACCAAGGAAACACTGATACAGAAATCGAAGACATACTCGGTGATTGGTTCAAGGAAGATGTGAAGATTGTCAGTTTTGCCGTTGGTCAGTGTTTTTGCCCAAGTCTTGATATTGATGCTGGTTATATTCTAGAGGGGATTGCCGCAGGTGTGTATGATCAATGCGGAGAAGTCGCTGAAGACTATTTGGATGATGTTTTGGAAGAACATAAAAATGAACTAGAGAGTTTGATTATCAATTGGTTTGAAAAATATAAATACAATCCAACATGCTACACGATTGGAAATATTGAAACCGTCATAGTTTAGAGAGCAGAAAAAGCTCTATAAAATGACCCGTATTGGAGTTAAGCACCACATGGAGGTGTAGACATGGAATATTTAAAAAGTTTTCGTCAGCAAGCAGGATTAACTCAGCGTCAAATGGCCGAAGCATTAAATCTTTCGTATGGATACTACCGACAAATGGAGAATGATTTCAGGAAGCCAAGTTTTGAGATATTGGTCAGGATCAAAGAGAAGTTTAGTGAAATAGATATGAATAAGTTGTTTGAAGAAGAGTGTTAGCGTTCCGCTAACGTCGTCAACTGCATAGAAAAAAGCAACCAGTGGTCGGTTGCCAGTGAGCTAGTTGAAATATGCTTGCGCCCATTGAAGGAAAAGCCTAGCTCACAACAATTATATCATAAAAAAACACCAAGCTTTCACTCAGTGCTAAACGTTATCTAGTCAATAACATTATAGCACAAGGAGCGGATGGCATGATAGCGCTATTGAGAGAAGTCGATTTTTATCAAACTAAATGTAATGCAAGAAAAATATTGAAAAATTATCGTAAGTGGGTACGTATAGCGGGAAAGTCAATGATAGATATTAAATCACCAGTCATGTCAGACATGCCAAAAGGCGATAGATGGGGGAACAAGGCGGAAGACGGAATGATCCAATTTATGGAAGCTGAAGCTGAAAGAGATGCTATTTTAGCAGCTTTGATGTCTTTGGGAATAACAAGTCGTCAAGTTCTCTATTACCGCTACTGTGCACCTGATAGTTATTCTAATTATAAAATCGGCCGTGAAATTGGCTACTCTGAGCGCAGCGTTGAAAGACTAATGTCAGAAGCTCTAATTGAATTTGCTGAAGCTTATAAAAAAGGCAGATTGATCGCATATCGTTGAACAATTATTTTGGCGGTTTTTTGCGGGATATTTGGCGGTTTAATCACGTTTTTCTGCTATATACTATTATTATCAAATTAGTATATTTACAGCTAGTCAGACGAACATCATAAACAGGACAACTGCTAAAAAGTGGAGTAAATGAACAACCATCTGAACTAGCTGTTTTTATAGAGAGCATCAAAATATTTTATAGGCTACTCACATAACCTATAAAAAAACAGAAGGAGGTGAACAGCTTCCTCTCTCGGTTTCTACAATCTTAGGCGGCACAATTAAAAAAATAAAGAAGGAAGTGAATAGCTCCTCTTCCTTTAAAGTTCACGTGCCGCCCAGTACATAACCAGGACCACTCAATTGGGTGGTCTTTTTATTTTTCAAAGGAGTTGAGAGCATGTCTGTATTAGAAAACGCGAGACATGAAAAGTTCGTTCAATGCCTAATTTCAGGCATGACACAACGGAAAGCATATCGCGAGGCGTTCGCTTCCGCCAATAGGTGGAAAGACGCTACAGTAGACAACAAGGCGAGTGCTTTGTTCAGAGAAAATGAGATTCTGGCTAGGTATAAAGAACTCCAAGAAGAAGCTCAAGACGAAGCTATTATGACCCGAAAGGAACGTATGGTGAAGCTTTCAGAGATTGCTAATGACGATGAGTATCCAGGAGACCAGATTCGAGCGATTGATACTTTGAACAAAATGGATGGAATATACACTAAGAAATTGGAGTTATCCGGTGAAGTGAAAGCAAAAAATCCATATGCTGAACTAAGCACCGAAGAATTGAGGCGATTAGCCTATGAACAAGATGGTTGATCTTGAGATAATTAGAAAAGAATCACTAAAGGAGTTAGCGAGGAGAAATTTTGCTGACTTCTTTTTCTATACCCACGGGTGCACATTTAAACCATTACGACACCAGTTATATATATCACCTTACTTGGATCGTATAGCAAATAGAGAACGATTATTTATCATCGTGGAGTTACCACCACAACATGGTAAATCTACTTTTATCACAGAGACCTTCCCAGCTTATTTTTTATGCAAGAATCCTGATAAATTGGCGATGGTTGTTTCATATTCAGAGGAACTTTACAAAAAGTTCGGACGAAAAAACCGAGAAAAATTTCGTTTATACAGTGATGAACTATTCGATTTGAAACTAAGTTCTGAGATAGCGAGTGTTTCTGAATGGGGTATTGATAATCATTTAGGTCAGTTATACAGCACATCTATCTTAGGTGGTGCAACTGGCCGTGGCTCCGATCTATTGATAATTGATGATCCTGTAAAAAACAGAGCTGAGGCAGAAAGTAAGACAATCCGAGATAAAATTTATTCTGAATGGCGTGATACGTTTTATTCTCGTTTATCGGCAAATGGTTCTGTAATCATTATTATGACTCGTTGGCATGAAGATGATTTAGCGGGTCGTTTATTAAAAGAAAAAACATTACCTTGGATCGAAATCAAAATACCAGCTATTGCGGAGGAAAAGGACTTGCTTGATCGTAAGGTCGGCGATGCTTTAGCCCCTGAAATTGGTAAAGATGAAGAATGGGCGGAGCAAACCAAAGCTGTTACTGGGTCCCGTGGTTGGGCATCATTGTACCAGCAGCGACCAACACCTGCTGGTGGAGATATCTTTAAACGATCATGGGCGAAATATTATGTGCCTTCCATTGAAATGAAAGTGCGATTGGGACTAGGCGATGATGTAAAAGTCATGCCTAGTTCTTTTAGTCAGCAGATACAGTCTTGGGATTGTACTTTTAAGGACAAAAGCACTTCTGACTATGTGGCTGGTCA